CATTATGGGTTCGATCAATTCAAATAACATATCTTGCACCCCTGAACTAATCTCGGGATGAAATGGCTTCTCTCCCCTACGATAGAGAATTAAATTTCGCAAAGATCGTTTAATTGCCTCTTCGTCTCGGCGTAATGCAACATCTCCCGACAATGGATTGCGGTCAAAGTTAATATCAAGATCGATAGATGTGTTCTGACTTTTAAGCATTATTGTAGTGCCAATTCAAGTTCGATATAGTCCCGTGCTTGCTCAAACTGTTGTCTAATTCTTTTTTCTTCTTCTACTGTTGGAACTTCAGTTTCATGAAACCACTCCAATTGCACAAATCCAATATACAAATCTTGTTTCATGATTGGCAAAATACTGTATCGAACAATTCCATTTGACTTGTTGTATGACCGAAAATAGCCGTCAGGCATTCCTTCTGTTATGTAAGATCCTGGACTATCATCTCGCATATTCTCGATGAGATTCCAAAACATTGTGACCAAAATGCCCTGTAGATTTCCGCCGTCATATACCACTCCCCGTTCACATGATTCGTGGGTGATACTGAATTTTTTCATGGGAGTTCCATCAAGAAATTTTCCACCATTGTGGAAGTATCCAATTTTTGCTTTTTCTGCGCCTGTCTGAATTCTTAACCCCGTCAGAGTTTCATGGATGTTTGTGTGCTTTAATTGAAAATTTGAACCCCTAGAATTTATAGAAGCCTCTTCAATATAAAGTTTGTCTTCTTGTTTTTTCTTTGATCTTGCATATGCAATGCCTGTGAGAACGCCACCGATAACTCCTGAAACGGCGATTCCAAGTTCAAACCAAATTTGAATTAATGGGGAACTCATATTGTATTAACCTCCACAATATACATTTGTACTGCCTCTAGCACAGGCAGATCCACAATGAACAGGATCTGCTACCCGTGCTGCGGGAAGGCTATTGATATAAACAGAAGACGATCCAATTGCTGTTTTGCTTACATGGCAGTTATCGCCACAGCAATGAGTTGCCCATTTATCGCCCTTTCGATGCCATCCAAGACTGTTAACGAATACATTCTTTGATCCTTCAAGATTTGGTCTTGGGGGAAAACACCGATGTCCTGTGCATATGTCTGTATGTCTATGTGCGGCTGGCATAAAACTCCTTTAGCAACTTCGAAAATAACCACGATCTTTCATAGTGGTAAGATATTCTTTATTTGTCACGGGGAATCCATCAATGAACATCTGATTTCTGATATTTAGGATGAATTCATCTCTGTCCGATGACCAATTGTTGTCTGTGTCGATTATGAACCTTCCGTCAATGTAACTGCTCGGCAATAAAGAATCAAATGCCCTTGCTACAAACCGAATTCCCTTGGCAATTGGAAACCCTGCTCGATACAAAGAAGCAGATCCTCGCTTGGCATAGTTGTCTTCTGTAAACTTCCTAGGAGTTTGTTCACCATAATCAAATGCAAAGGTGTCTGCTGCAACAATATCCCGATCCTCTTGTGGAATTCCTGCGGGATTAGTAAGTCCAAATTCTAAGGGAAAGATATCATCCAAGTCATCAATTTTGCCATACAGATGTCCCGTATCGATGTCGAGAGTCAAACTCGGGGGGAATACACCTTCTATAATTGCATATTTAATCGGCCCACCTGTTGGAGGGGGAGCACCAACATAATTGTAATAGACTGCCACAAGTTTTAAGCCAATGCTACAATCAACACCCTGTTCTTGGGGGCGAAGAACCCTTTGCTGTTCAAATATTGGTCTAGAGGGAGAGGTTTCATTGTATGACTGATTCATCAATGCAGGACTCATCCAAAGAATATCCTCTATTATCGTGTCTGTCAGGGATTCGTCTTGTTCAACGATGTTCAATTCACCGAACCCATCGGGATAATAAAACTCTATCGGAAGAATTCCTGTCATATTTGCTACCATCAGAACTCTCCTGCATCAATTAGATCGTTTAGACTCTTGACTGTAACATCAGGAGATTCAAGAATAATATTGGGATTTGTACCATATGGAACAGGCTCTGCGATAAATGGATCAATTGGCGATGCTGTATCGAATTTCAAGGCATCTCCCATTTGAGGAATTGGTGGAACATCAACCGTTCCTTGAGGCTTACCACATGAGATTGTTGGGATGCTCCCTTGGATCGCTGCTGAAATATCATTCACAGCACTGTTCAGTTTTCCAATAACTCCTAGAATTGCATCAGAAGCAAATTCAAGAGAAGGAAGAGTTATGCCATTGATACCTGCCATGATTTCATTTAGTGATGGAAGATCGCCCAATTTTAGGTTTGGAAGATCAAGATCAAACGAGGAAGTATCTCCCATGAATGCACATATATCAATATTGGGAATACTTGCGAGATCGCCACGCTGTGCCGTTAATTCGTTAATACTCTTCTTTGATTCTGAAAAATCGGTAGCAACAGGCACATTCACCATTCCCTTAATACTAACCTCTTCGCCCGTTGATGCTACGGATTTGTCTGCTGCTCCCAATGCGGCATAACTTTTTGTCTGATTGTCTTGCTCATTGGTATATGTTTCAATGTCCTGTGTTGTGTATACAGAACCTTGAGCACTTCTTGATGGAGTTGCTGTTGTAACGGGAACTGATCGATTGGGAATATTAAAACACATAGGTTATTCTCGATTCTTTATCTGTAAATCTGTTGGGCTTAGTCGATCAATCAATCCATTAACAAGACCTCTTGCTTTGCTCAAGAGTGTCTGTACTGTTGATGAATTTTCTCCTTCAGGATTCAAGTCTATGCGCGGTGCTACAATAACCATATTTCCTTCACTTGATAGTGTGTATGTTCCTTTGACTTTATGCAAACAATTTCCACCAACATCAGTGGTCATATTGCCCTTTACATACATCTTTACATCACCACCAACTTCAATTTCAAGATCTTTCCCCATCATTATCTTCAATGTTTTGTTTGCATTGAAAGAGCAATTGCCCTTAACGAGGATCATCTTATCGTTTGTAGTAATGTCCCATGCATTACCAACAACCTTGTGAACTTCACTTCCTCTCGGATGAATTTCAGTAAATGTGCCCGAGCAATGATACCAATGAATTCGTTCTGCCCCTGGCGTATCATCATATTCAATAACATGCCCTGCCTGAGATTCATATACATTGTTGAATGGATACTGGGCTGCATATGGAGTTTGTGGTTCTGACCAAAATCCATACAGAGCGGTTGCACAAATTTCTAAGTCATTTTTCTTTTTATGTACGATAGTATTTTCAATTTGCTCATTTCTTGCAAGGCGATTTGTATCTGCCTCACCCATTCTAGAGATCAGTGGATAGAGACCATCGGGATCAGCAAATCCCATTGTCGGATCAATTGTTGGATTCTTAGGAAGTTGGTATGGTTTAATTCCAACATCATTTTTTGCAGCATCTAATGATGCAAGAATTTCAGTCTTTTTACTTTCAACTTCAGCAGCAAACATTTTTTTAACACTTTCAGGATCTGCAAACGGAATATTTGGTATCTCTGAAAGTTCCCAAGGAATAGGAATATTTACAGTGTTAATGCCGCCAATTGATCCCATAACAACAGGCTCTTGTGAATTTGTACCATCTCGAAAGAATCCAATAACCCATGCTCCCTGAACAAGCCCTGTAGGAGACCATCCTTTGCCCGATACTGATGTGCTATTTACAGGCATAACCACATGCGCCCATGGAAGATCTTGTGTTGGTATTTGTGTCTTGTCGTTTGAGTGCCATCCAAGAATGCGAACACGAACGCGACCTAACTTTAACGGATCGTAAATGTCTTCGACAACTCCTTGCCACCAAATGAAGCCATTCTTCCCCATGTATTCTGCTTTTATCGGTTCCTGATTCATGATGTCTCCAATGCAAGTTCTGCTTTTTTGTAATCTGCAACTGGTTCTGCAAACGAATCTCTTGATACGGTCATTGTCATCAGATGTTCTCTATCCGTAACAACATGCTTAATGGCAGTAACCAAGTATCTTCCTTTGAGATAATCGTCTTCAAAGTTGTCTTTATTTTTAGTTGATTCTTTTGTGATTGTTCTGAAATCTATTACTTGCCCTACCACAACATTGGTATCCCCATAGCAATTCAGTATAAGATTAATAGAATTAATTTGGTTGAGTAATGACTGTCGAATTAAGATAGTTTCATCAGGATCCGATACTTGTGCCAATCCCGACATTGAATATGATGAATTGGGATAAAATCGAATATGAGACTCTACTGCATCGGTATAATCAATCTTTCCTCTTGGGACTAAAGGATTTTTCTCTAAATGAGATCCATCATTCATAAAGGACTTGTCATATTTAAATTGCGTT